AATACTCAACAGGTTTTTTAGAGTAAACATCTTCCCAAGATAACTCATCGTTAACCCATCCGTCAGCAGTTGCTTTGTCCTCATGAACAGGAGCCGCGTCATCATACATAACTGTTTGGATTACCGTGTAAAATGCACCTTTTGGAGTTTTAGCTTTAGTCAATTCTAAAATGATATCTCTACCTGTTACCGGGTCAGTAATATCACCTTTATTTCTCCAAATAGGAATAATTTTATCTAAAATTCCTTCATTTTTGTAGTTGTGTTTAAATCTCCAAAATTTAACCCCATCCGCCTCGTTATCTCTATCAATAACTTTCACAATATAAAACTTACGTGATAAGTACTGTTTAGCTAACTCTTTGTCAGATTCTTTTCCGGTTGCACGAAGTTCTTCGTAAACCTCATTTAAAGGTGAACGCTCACTGTCATTTTTGCCCGGGTCATAAAATTTTTGGAATTTACCATCAACTTGAATCTCGTGGTACCAAACTTCTTTAAATGGTGTAGAACCATCTTTTGTTGGTAAGATTCTTAATCTTCTTTGGCCTTGAGTTTCCTTATCTTGAAGGATTGCCGCGAAGTATTTTTTCATTCTTTCTTCTTGTGTGAATTTTGAGGTGTTAGAAGAACCACCTTGTTTTGATTGCTCGTATTGAGCCAAAACTGCGTCTAATGAATTTGTCGCCATAGTGTTTAAAATATTTAAAGGTTTATAAAAGTATAAGTGTCAGCCGTGTGTTTGTCAAATTGTTTTGTGAAAAAAACGGTCCGAAGACCGTTTTAATTATTTTACTTGTTTAAATGGTTTTAGTTCATCATCAAAATTTCTGAAGGTTTTTCTAATCTCATTTGGAGAATAATCTTCAACCTCATCTTGAGTTAAAACATATTCATTTTTTCCTGAATTTTCCATATCTTCTTCTTTGTCATCAAAGAATTGACTTAATTTTTGATTAAAAGGTCCTGAATCTAATGTTCTTAATTCTAATCTTTCTTGTGGAGTTTTTTCTCTGTATTTTTCAACTTTAGCCTCCAAGTCATTTAATTTAGTCATGATACCATCCATCTCACCTAATTTAGTTTCTAAACTATCTAAATGTTGAAATAGATTACTAAAATATTCTTCTTGTTTTTCTTCAACTTTTTTCTGTGATTTCACTAAATCCGTAATGTCCATTTCTTCAGTTTTTGATTCTGATTTCTCATCTTCACCAACTTTCTCAACATCAGGGTCATTTGCCACATCAACAGGTTGAGGTCCTGCAGGAGCTGCCGGTGCCGGTGGAGCCACGTTTGGGTCTGCCGGTGGTGCTAATCCCGCATCCGGAGCCGGAGCCGCGTTTGGGTCAACCTCACCAGGTGTTGGAGGTAATGTTGCATCTTGTTCAACAATATATTGATTGATAGAATTATATCGAGCAATTTCCTCTAAAATTTGATTGTCTATTTTTTTCATGTTATTAACCGTTTAATAGTTGTTTTACACCTGTTAAAGTTTCAACTTGAATTTTTTTATTTTTGTTTAATGTGTTATCAACTCTTTCAATTAAACCATCTTTCATTCTGATAGTATAACAATCTCCAGTGTCTAAATCACATACTTGTTTAGAACCATCTCCCAAATCTTTTTCGGTACTTCTGGTATTTTTACCTAAATAGTTGTCTAATATTAATTTTGTGTCCATAATCTTTTATTTATAAATATCTTTTATTTTGAAAAAACTTAATTTAACATGTTGTTCCGTTTCTAGAACATGGTTTACTATCCCAAATAATCTCTGAACCTTCATATGGTTGACTATAACATTTACAACAAATATTATCCTTAACTTTTTTCCACAAATTAACGTCAATCACTTTACGAGCACCAAAATCCTCATCAGGACATTTTATTGGTGTGAAAACATATTGAAATGAATAACTAATATTTGGAAAAGCATTAATTTTTACAACTAAAGTAAATGTATATTCCTTATCATTTCGAGCCTCTTCTAAAATTGTTCTAATGTTAGGAACTGAAACAAATGGACCAATATTTTTATTTTTACCTGGTTCTATGGTAAAACTACCAATTTCTACTTTATCAATACCTCCCAAAATATATAATTTAGCAGGATAATTTTGTGACAATAATTCATCATCATAATCAATAACAAAATCACCCCTAAGTTGACTATTATATATGTCAATATTTTCTATAGTTGTTTTACTAAATTTTTTACTATTTACAAAAATTTCTTCATCAGTTGTAGCTTTTGGAGGTGTATTAGGTGGTGGTGTACCACTTTCATTCCCACTACCGGTTTTAAATAGGTCAATTGATTTTTGAACATTAGTTTCAATCTCACTTAAGAAACTTGCGTTTTGTTGAACTAACTTGTTATAAACATCAATATTTTTTGCATTTGCCGAAAAATATAATGTATAAAATTTAGTAATTTCTTTTGCAGTTATTTCAGGTAATTGTTTAGTTCTATCTTTCCATCTAGCAATTAAAAATTCAATATGTTTAGATAAATCTGAAAAAATTGAATAAGGTATATTACTTGAAGTACAATAATATTGTTTATTAAAATATGAATCCCCCGCTTGTCCCCAATTTTGTAATAAATCAACACCTGAATAGTTGTTTTCTTTTGTTTCTAATTGAGTTCCGTTTGACGAACCTAAATAAATCGCCGCAAAAACTAAATACCTTAATTTTTGGTCTTGAGTTTGAACTATAATTGTAGAAATAGCATCATTATATTTAGATTTAGTAGTTGTTGGAGCATCAACATTATTATATTTTGCGTAATTAGTTATTGTTGGTTTACAATCTGAATTAGTTGCGGAAGTATTAGCCGGGTTAGTTGACGCTTCTTTAACGGTATCATTAGTTTGACTAATAACATTTGTTCCTTTTGTACCATTTTCTTTAATTGCCGCCTGTTTGTCTTGTTTATTTTTCTCAATAATTGATGTTAACAAATTAGTTTTTAAAGTTTGAATATAACTATCCATTTCAGGTAAATTTGAAATTGATTGTCTAATACCTTTGAATACTGTTTCAAAAGTACCCGGTCCAATACTATGATTAACTTCCTGAATCATATACGCTCCACTAAACATTGGTACATGTCGTAAATTAAAATACATTGTTGGTTGAATCATCGCATTACCCATCATAGACACTGTACAAGCATAACTTCTATTTTTATATAAATTATATAATGAAATGTTTTGAGTCCCCGCAGCTTTACCTGACGATTGTTTAACTAATTCATCAGTTTGTTGTAATGACTCTGCGGTTGCTTGTCCCGCACTTTGGTCTATTTGAAATCCATGAAAAATAGATTGATTTTGTGGCCCAACGTCAACATTAAAACCAACAACTTTATTTGATTTATCCCAATCATTTTTATCTATTTGGTCTTCAATTAATGGATTATCGGACGCTCTTCTTAAATCAAAAGAATCCCCTTTAAATCTTACGTTAGCATTATTTTTAAAATCCGGTTGTTCACTTGGTTTCCCCGCGTAAAAACAAACCATTTTAGCAGAAGAATTTCTATAGTCAACATTTAAGAATGTACCAAACATTGTATTTGCAAACTCAAGAGTTCCGTCCGGTTTTGGAACAGGGTTTTTAACGGCATCTTGAACATTATAAAAATTAACATAAGATGGTATATTCATAACAACAAAGTTGTTTTCAACTAAAATTGTCTGAACAAATGTTAACATACTTGTTTTAACATTTATATCTGTTAATCTATTTTTTAATTTATTAACATCAATTAATACTTTATCACCAATATTTCGATTAGCTCTATCCATTAATAAAACGTCCTCAAAAAGTGTTTTAGTTTTAAAGTCATTACCTGAAATCCATTTATCATTTAACGCTTTAAAGGATTCCCAATATTCTAATTTTGTTTGAGGACCTTCCAATACCGACGGTAGAGCGTTATCGGGTGAACTACCAACATCCGGTAATTGTTTTTGTAATTTAGGCATTAATTTATTAATAATAATATTTTGAAACTTATCCGTACTATCAATGTATTGATTCATTAATGTTACAAATTTATTATATGTTAAAGTATTATCATTTAATTTTTGTGTTGCATAAATTTTAATAATTGGTGCGAAAGTTTTAATATTATCAACACTAAATTCTATATTACAATCAACAAAGAAATCCGTTATATACGAACCATTATTTGTATAACGTAATTGAGGTATTTCAGAAAACCCAACGTAAATCTGTAATGTTTTCCATTCAGTTGGATAATTAGTTATAGATTGAGATAGGGTAACGGTTCCTCCTGATGTAGGTAATGGTATTGGTGTTTGAAACGAATACTTACTCCACGTATATGGGTCGGCAATTAATTTATTTGAAAACGTATAAAACAATCTTTTATCAAAATTTGCGGGATTACCATATTTGAAAACAACATCGTAATTTAAAAATGATTGTAAAATATTAGATAAAACACTTAATTGTGATTGAGAAACAGCAGACACTAATTCTGTGTTTATTGTTGTTCCACTTATTTTAGGTATTTTCATTAAACTTCTTATTAACATTTGGAAATTTTTAAATGATTTGGTTGTTTCAGTATCAGTATTAGAAATAAACTCACTATCAAAATCATAAATTGATTTTGAAAAATTTAAAAATTCAGATTCAAAACTATCTAAAATTTCTTTTTCAAAAACTGAAAACATTTCACTTATTTCAGTGTAATCATCTTGTTTTCCATTAATATAAAAATTTTCTTGTTTTGTATTACCAGTAAGATTAAAAACTTGTTTTAAATATTTTAATGGTGTTGGTTTAACAACTTTATTAATATCAAAATACCCATAGTTAGGGGCCTCCCAAAATAATCTAACAGAACCATTATACATTGCGGTG